GATTGACATTTCTTCACGTTTCCCCTATAATTATTAAAGGCTGTGTCCAAAACGCGGCCAACATCGGGCGCAACGTGTCAGGGTTCCAATCTTTGACGTTGCGCCTTTGCTTTATGCTGAATTTCTCGCCCCGATCGCGCGGTCTGTCATAATGCCGATTGTCAGGGTATCCAGGGTTTCTGAAAGTGCGGCGTCAAGTTCCTTCGACGTTTTGATTCCGAAACCCTCTAAAATGCTTTTTAAGTTCTCAACCTGGCCGTTCTGGCCTTCGTTTGTTTTCTTCATACTCTCACCGCCTTAATAGTATTCATCCGGGGCCGTAACGTGGAACCAGACATTCGTTCCATTCTGCCGCCAGTCAACGCGAAGATATTCAAATTCCTTCGTGACCGTCTTGTCGATGTCAGCTTCCGTCCTGTCGTCGTCCAGGTACTTTTTGAACTTCCTTGTCCGGCCGTTGGCTTTTAAGATGATCCATTCGCGCCCGATCTGCCAGCGAATATTTTTCTGAATTTCTTCGTCCCATTCCGGGAAAGAACAATACTGATATTCGCGGACGAAATGAACCGTTTTCGGGTACATAGTAATCTTTGTGTTCATTCCGACGCTGTTCATGTACTTTACGCAATGGGCGGCGAACAGTTCTTTCTGATCGGGTGTAAGATCTTCATATCCAGGCGTTTTTGTGATGTCGAAGCCGTGAATAAAAAGAATGTCTTCGGCGGCGCGTAAACAGTAATCAGAACGGCCGCACGTTTCGTATAATCTGCATACACCTTTGTATGATGTGTTGATCGTTGGTTTATACATGGTTCCACCTTTCCGGCCCTTACGGGCCAATTAACGCGCTATCGCGCGGAATACAGATTTCAGTTATCGGATAACAGGTTCCCCTAAACAAGCGGAGAAGAAGCCGAGGTCCGTCCCGACGCTCGAACGTGGGTAGCGCAAGCTCAACGCGGAAGGGCCAGCGCCCGAAGTGTTGCCGTAACCGCCAGAGACGTAACACACCGCTTCGTCCAGGCTTGCGTCAGCCGCGAACCAGGCGTCGTCTTTGTCCATTCCTTCGGTGATGATCTCTAAGTCTTTTAAGATTTCCGGGATCTTGTCTGCCGGAAGATCTACAACCACGTCGCGGCGTCTCACCGCGTCCCAGCCTTCCACTTCGCCGGACGTTGTAATCATCAAGCCGTCTTCGCCTGGGCCAATCTTTACCGGATCCGGGAACGGAAGATCGTCAATGTGAACTTCCTTGAATTCCTGGCTTCTTTCGGAAAGGTCGGCTTCCGGGTGTGCCGCGTCATTGTCTGGCATATACTGGAAGACGCCATTCTTTAAGCGCATACCGGCGATCATTTTCCAAACCAGGCCGACCACATCAGCGACGCCCGTTTCTTTGTTCCCGTTATGGAACCAGGAAGCCGGGCCGGATCCGGTCAGTGTCCGCCAGGTGTTCGGGACTTTGATTCCGACTTCGGTTTCGTCATTGTGATAGCGGCCTTTCCAGGTGTTTCCGTGGACATCCGGGTTCGTGTGCTTTCTTAACCAGTTCCATTCGATGGCGGTCATTAAGTGCCAGCCAGCGCCCTTCTTTCTGCAAGCCGCGATCGCGTCGTCCATGTTGATAGATACCTTCGGATCCATCAGCGGCAACGAATACGCGCGGCCGTTCTGGACGCAATTCACGAAGCGGCTAAGATATACGGCGTCATACTCAACACCACGCACGAAGAACATTCTGTCGGCTTCTTCCGGCGTCTTCGCCGTGTTCTCAACCTTTAACATGATGGATGGGATCCCCATGTCGTCATACTTCAAAACAACGCTTTCTTTTGTGTTACTCATTCGCTCATTTCCTCACTTTCCTTTTTGTCGAACATTCCCAGGCGTGCGCCCAACTCGACGCAACCCAGAACAATTTGTGTCAGATCTTTTCCAGATACACCGGCAAATTCAAAACTTAATGTCGCTTCGCCGTTCGGTTCATCTTTGATATGACAGAAGAAACCCTTTTCGACGGTTTCGCTTGTGCCGTCGGTGTAGTTGAAAACAAAATTCTTGATTTCCTTTTCCTGTGCCATGTGCTTATTCTCCTTCCTTCGGAAGAATTAGTTCGGACACATGGAACAGATAGCCAAGCGAACCGATCTTTCCATAAACGACTTCGTTGTCGATCGGGACGTTAAAGCCCTGGGAACCGGTACGGATCGCGTACATCATCGCGGCCGGGTTGCCGTTGCTATCCATCCAGGAAAGGCCGCCGGTCACATTCTGCCAGTAGTCTTCGATTGTAAAGTCGGCACCGCCGAACTTTGGGATCTCGTTTCTGACCTTCACGGTCTGTCCGGCGAACCGGAATTTTTCTCTTGTCATTTGCTTATTTCCTTTCTATCTTCACCGCATAGCCGCGGCGTTTTAACTCAATCACAAGTTCCTTTGTCTTTTCAGCTTTCAGTTTTTCCAGGTGGGCCATATACTTTTTATAACCTTCTGATCGTGTCGGATCCTTCATTCGGTGAAGATTGTCTTCCGGCGTAAGGTCGAACAGTTCCCAGCAAGAAATAACGTGTGTGTTCTTTTTGTTCAAAATGACAATCCAGTTCATGTTGAGATCGTAATATACCCGGCCGCGATATATCCGGCCGTCACGCCAGTAACGGAAGTATTTAATGTCGCCGTTGCGAATTTCCTTTCCATCGCGATCTAGGCCGTACTGGCCTTCGTGGCCTTGCCCGTCCAACGCGTGAAGATCGAAATTCATGTCGGTTTGTGGATAGTGACACGATTCAACGTATCGTGCTTTTATCCATTCTTCCGCGGTCTTTGTCTTTATGCTGGATCCGTCTTCGACTTCCACAAGGCTTTTTATTTTCTTAACAATCAGGTTCATGTATTTTTCATATTGAAGCCCGATCAGGTACGGCATTTTTTGCCGCTTGTCAAAATCGTAAAAACCACCGTGTGGGTTTTCGTGAACAACGTCCTGATAGAAAACAATTTCGAAGCCGGCCGGGAACCGTTGGGCCTTGAATTTCAAATCCCTTCTGATCCCTTCGATGTAATTCCTTCGAATTATCTTCGAAACACTTTCGTCGTGGTGTACGTCGAAGCCTTCGTCTTTCAGCATATTAAGGATTTTCCAAAAATACGCGTCGTGGACGAATTTCTGGTTCCGTCGCCATACGCCCGAAGGTCGTTCGGTTTCGTTATTGAACCGGAACATTGTGTCATAGATTCTAAAGTTATCCATATTCAATTTTCCCTTTCGCTTATTTCCAACATCTGCCGCCGATTGCAGTCGGCTTCCTGGCTATATGTCGAAGTGCTGGCGGCCTTATCTGGCCGCCGTTGCGGTCTGTTTCTCTTGCAGTTCCAGGCCGATCAGAATTCCCTGGATCAGAATTTTCTTGTCCTGGGAAAGTGACATCATGGAACGAATGAAGTTCTTGTCTTCCTTGCGAACCATCGTGACGTTTTTGTCTGTGGTGGTATTTGCCATAAATACGGCCCCCTTTCTGATTGATTTTCGAAGTCTTCCCCTTTATAATGAACCTATCAGGGCCAGCCCACCCGGCCCCGATCTAGTTCATAGGAAAGGGGGCTTCGAAATGATTTACGTCATTCCGAAAGAAGAAGGCTTTCTTGAAGTGAAGCCTGGCGATTACATCTGTAACAACTGTAACGAACACATTCAGAATGTAAAACCAGTTTCAGAAGATAGCCGCTTCGGTTATCTGAAACCGTGTGAAAAGTGCGGTTGCACTTATTTCTATGGGTTCAAGTAATCAGAAAGCCCTTCTTCATTCAGCGCGTCGTCCGTGTCACCGGGCGGCGCCTTTTTGTTTTACAAGTCATTTTGTTGTATCTGTTTGACTTGACGAAGTCATTATATAATGCTTTTTTGGTTGTGTCAAGTCATTTTTGGAAAGTTTTTGAATTATTTTGACTTGACTAAACCATTTTTACAGTATATACTATAATCATCCTTTACAGAAAGGGGGTTAAGTCAAATATGGAAATGCACGAAAGAATTAAAGAGTTGCGAAAAGAATATCTTCATTTATCGCAAACTGAATTCGGTGAAAGGTTAGGGGTTAGCCGTTCCGTAATAAACAATATAGAAAGAAACGCCCTTGCGCGGCCGGATCAGAAGCTTTCTTTAATCAAGTTAATGTGTAGCGTTTTCGATGTAAACGAAGAATGGATTGTGAACGGCACTGAACCGATGTTTGTTGAAACTCCATCTTCCACTATGGATCAGTTAAAAAAGGAATTCAATCTTGACGATTTCAGTTATAATCTGGTTTATCAGTATTTGAAATTAGACGCCGATCAGCGTCAGGCGGTAAGAGATTTCTTTTATAATGTGGTTGAATCAGGAAGTATGGACGAAGACTTGTTCGGTGATGTACCGAAAACGCCGGAAGAACTGGAAAAGGAATTTCCGCCGGTTGAAGAAAAACCGGTTCGGAATAAAGAAACGGGCTAGGCGTTTAAAACGCCCGGCCTTGCCTATAAGGCTACCAGATCAACAAGTATATCTTCGTCCTTCCATTAAATTTCAAATTATAATACATTGTTTTGCAATTTGCGTAATAGACCGCGTAAACGCGGCGGCTTTTGTATTCTATGTATTTAATTATCATTAGCACCACCCCTTTTCCAGAAAAAGGCCGGGCTAAACTATTATAAATTTAATGGTCGGCAAGGTATACTGGTAATTTTGGGAAGGTGATATTGTGGTTTTGAAAATAATAATCGGTGCCGTTGCCGTCTTCCTGGCCGTGTGGGCCTGGAAGATCCGAATATATTTGAAATGGCAAAAGAAGGCGAAGGCGAATGTTGCGCCGTTCTATCGTTTCCCGGAAAGAATTCACCAGTTACCAGCCCAGAAAGAAAAGCTTCGTCAGGCAAAGGAAGAAAGCTTCATAGTTCACTTTCAGGACGAAGAAAAAGGGCTTGCAAGGATAAAAGCAGAATCCGATCCGGAAGAAGTCTGGTGTAATTTGGGAATGTGCCAGTGTGCAACATACAAGGCGGATCACCGTCCTTGTAAACATATATATAAAATCGCCCTGATGAAAGGGCTTATATAGAAAGGAATAGGATTATGAAAAAAGAAAGTGGTGATTTTTATGTCGATTCTGTCAATTTTTGCCGGTTTGACCGGTTGCGGCAAATCAAAAGAACCGGTCGAAAGTAATAAGAAAAGTGAAGTTGTCAGCGAATCCGTTGTTCAGGAATCCGAGCAGACGGAAGAAGCAACCGAAACGGCTCCGGAAGTTGAACATCGTACCGGCGATACAATCGTCGGCGTTAGCGACAAAGATATTTCAGAACTTGATCCGGTATTTTGGAAAAGCGTTGTTAATGACGTGACCGGAAAATGGCGTTACGCTACTATATCGAACGATGTAGATATTCAAGATTATGTTTTGTCATATTACAAAGAATATTTCAAATCCGACGACGAAGTTCACGCTATTATAAATTTTGCCAACAATACAACAACACGGATTAACAGCGGCGGCGATCGTCTTCTTGTTACGGTTCTTGACTACGTAGACGGCGAAGAACACGACGCAAAGAAAATGTTCGGCGGAACTCCGTTAGAATCTTATTGTGTTTACCTGGATAACGGGGATATTGAAATAACGGAATAAGTGTATTTAACAATAAAATAAAAAACAGCCGGTCAACGACTGCAATCACTGACCGGCTTTAATACCAGGCAACCGAAAAACGGCCTTCTGATATTGGAAATAAGCACCCTATATTATAGCAAAGAAGGCCAGAAAATGCAATCGGCTTTCTTTTTTATACCCTTTTTCGGTTCCTGGAGAAAGGGGCTTTTCATGGCTTATGTCAGGAATAAGAAAAAGATCCTGAAATTCTGGTCGAAAAAGAAAGCGGCTCTGTATGTCCGCGTCTCGACCAGGTATCAGGTTGATAAAGACAGTCTTCCTTTTCAGCGTAAAAAATTAAAGGAATACTGTAAATTTTTAGGAATTGAAGATTTTGTGATTTTCGAAGACGACGGATATTCGGCGAAGAATACCGATCGGCCGCATTTTCAAGAAATGATGTCGCGTGTCAGGGACGGGGAATTCTCCCACCTGATCGTCTGGAAGGTGGATCGCGTGTCCAGAAATCTTCTGGACTTCGCGGCGATGTATCAGGAATTAAAAGACCATAAGGTCACTTTTATTTCGATGAACGAACAATTCGACACTTCGACCGCCATCGGCGAAGCTATGTTGAAAATTATTCTGATTTTCGCCGAACTTGAACGGAACATGACTTCCGAACGTGTAACCGGAATCATGCTGGATCGAGCGGAACAGGGCTTGTGGAATGGCGCGCGTATGCCGGTTGGCTATCGCTGGAACCCAGAAATCAAATTCCCGGAACCAGATCCAGAAGAAACAAAGATCGTTCAGTTTATTTTCGACGAATACGAACGGGTTCGTTCCACGACGAAAATCGCCCGGTATCTGAACCACAATCAGATCGCGTCGAAGCGTGGCGGCCAGTGGACTTCGAAGCTGATCCGTGATATTATCCGAAGCCCATTCTATATCGGGACATATAGGTATAATTTGCGTGAGTCAGGCCGCGGCCCATTGAAGCCGGAAAGCGAATGGATCGTCCGGGAAAATAACCACCCGGCCATTATCACAAAGGAACAGTTCGACCGTTGCAACGCGATCATGGATGAAAACGGAACTAGCCGCGACACATCCGAACTTCGGGCCAGGAAGTACGTTCACACCTTTTCCGGCCGGCTGGTGTGCGGCAAGTGCGGCGCGAATATGATCGCGTCGAAGGACAGAGCCAGGGCGAACGGCTGGCGGCCGTCAATGTACCGTTGCGCCCAGCGGTCGCGAATGATGGATTGCGACAACTCGAAGACAGTAAACGAAAGTTATATCGGCCCGTTTGTTTTTAACTATGTGGCGAACCTGGCGCGGATCCAGAAGAATTTTAAGAACATTAAAACCCTGGAACAGTTGGAAAAGGAACTGTTGAAAGGGCCAGAATTCGAAAATATGAAGGTCAGCAAAGAAAGCCTTCGCCGGACGTTCGACGCCCTGGCCTTCCAGGAAGTCGGAAAAGGTGCGTATTTGCCGGATATCGACCTTTCAGACGACGATTACACGGCGGCCGAACAGCTTTCCATTCTGAAACGCGAACTTGACAAGTGCAAGACCGCGATTGACCGGTTGACGGATCTTTATCTTTACGATCCTGATTCCATGACGAAAGAAGAATTCGCGAAGAAGAAAAGGGATCTTGTGAATAAGATCGCCGGATATGAAAAACAGATTGAAGCCAGCCAGGCGACGGGCGACAAGGACGATCTGGCCGACCTGGAATTCATCAGGAAGGCGTCGGCGTTCCTGGTCGCTCAAAGAATCGTTTCGAAGAAACACGTCGATTATATCCAGATGGCCCTTGACCTGGACAACGAAATTCTGAAAGATTTTGTCGATCAGGTAATCGACCGGATTGAAATTCTGGAAGGTCGCGTCCAGTCGATCCGGTTCGTGAACGGTCTTGTCCATGAATTCACGTATTCAACCCCGGCGGATCTTCCGGTCTGCCAGAAGTGCGGCGGCCGTATCGGTTCGACGTGCGGATGTCGGACAAGAACCTTCGATTTTTCCGGCAAGCCATACCGCCGGATCAAAGTCGGTGATCCAGGCGACAAGTTCCACGGCGTCGCCGGTGCTGTGTGTCCTGAATGTTCCGCCCAGGCCGGCCGCTGGCACCATTGGAAATGTGGAATTGAACGGTGTCCGATCTGCGGCGAACAGTTAATCGCTTGTGAACACGGGCCGAACGGGAAGAAATAAAAGAAGCCGCTATTCAAGGCGGCTTCTTTCTAGTAATAATATATTTCTGCTTTTTGGGATTCTATATTTGTTTTTGATGCATATTCTTCAAGCATAACTAATCCATATTCGCAAATACAACATTCTTTACGCCTGACCGCCTGGACTGCAACGTGGTGAATTATCCATTTCTTTTTGTGAAATTCAACAATTCTATTTCTTCGAAAATCAGACATCGGATCGCCGTGAAAAAGGCGATTATATTCTTTGAATGTAAATATCATACAGTTTTCCTTTTCACTTTTCTAAAAACCAAGACGCCGAAGAAGCGAAGCCGAATAAACTTTTACCATATCTTCGATCGTTTCGCATTTCGAATAATCAGCGCCAGAAAGAAGTTCTTGTGTGGTCGTTTTAATAAATGCCATGCGCCGATCGTAATCACCAGATTCTGCTTCGATGATCTTTGTTAATTTATCAGATCCGGAAATTTTATTTAGTTCCGTTATGGCTTTATCATAGCGAACTTGTCTTTCCATCATGTGGCGTCTGGCCGCCTGGAACGAATCAGGAATGACACCGCCAGGGAAATATTTATTCAAATCAATTTTTAAAATATATTTATTTTCCATGCGCGTCTCCTATGGAACAAAGTTTTCGCTTACCCATCCGCAACTTTCACATTTAAAATTCCACATTTGAGCGTCGAGCTGACTCAATGTATAAAGACGGGCTTTTTCTCTGTTTGATATTTTCCGTGTCCATTTTCCAGTTTTGCAATCACGGAACACTTCGCGTCCGTTAAGGTCTTTACAAACATACAAAGGGAATTGGTAATATATGTGTATTTTTGCAGATCCGCAAACAGGACAACAGTTCCCTTCACCGAATTCGTCGATCGGTATTTTCTTTTCTCTGCTCATTTTTGCTTATTTCCTTTCTGGAAAAAGCCTTGTATTTTCAAATAGATTTTAACGTCTTGTTTACTTAAACAATAGGACAACCAAAGGTTGTAACGCAGAACGTCAGCGGACGACCAAGTTCTTCGGATTCACGCTGTACATATGCCTTTGCCTTTTCGATGAAATAATACTGACGGGCAGTATCATCTGCCGGCGGCTCTTTTGTAATATCTATATCGTAATTAACATTATTAAGCAT